TCTTTTAGTATTAAAGGATTATTAGTTAGAGATTTGAACTCTTGCTTCAAACTCTTAGTTCTACCAGAAGTTCCTTTTCCATACTCAGAACCGTAAACCATAATGCTTGAAACAGTTGTTTCGTTAGCACTAACGTTAGTTAAAGAAGATAAATCAGTTTGGTTTTTCAAAGGAATAACCGTCGCTGTTAAAGTTCCTACTGCACTAACGTAACCATGTACTTCAATATCAGGGTCTGAGATTATTACTAAATCACCTACTCTAATACCATGACCCGCTACAGTTGCACCGTCTATGTCTTGTACTATAGTAAACACTATGCTTGAACCACCAGCAGCTGATGTTACTGCTGTGTTTCCTAAATATGATAGATGTAATCTACCTTGCTCTGACCATACTACTTGATCAGAAGTCATCGGCTCTTCTGCGCCGACCATTTCTAAAAATCCACCGATCGTTCTATTTCCAAATATTTCAGCTTCTTGCTCCATTAAGTCAGGCAGATATTGTTGTGCCCAACCTTTAGTCGTATCAGACGTAAAGTCAATGTAGTTAGAAGTTAGAGTAGCTGGAGTAGCCGATGGTGTAAAATTTCCCGCTGTTGCGGTAAATGCTGTTGCCATAATTTCTCTTTTTAAATGTTAATTATTATTACTATTTTCTTTTTCGCATTTTAACTTTTAATGAATCAGAATTATCACCTAACACTTTAAACTTTAAACCACCTGTGTTAATCTCGCCTTGAGCTTGCCTAGGGTTAAGTTGAACATTTTTGTCTTTTGCTATTCTTTCTTTCATAGCATCAGCCTTGCCTTGTTCGTAAAAATGTCTTGCAACTACATCTGGATTCATAGCAGTGTAAATGCTTTTGTGGTAACCTTGAGCATCACCTATAACATTATTTTCGTTTAAAAACTTTTTAAAGAAATTGTCAGCGTTACTTTGAGTCTCTTTTACCTGAGCAACATCGTTGATATTCAACCTAAACCTCTTGTCTCCAACGTTGTATTCAAAACCTTTGAAATCTTTATTGAAAACTTGGTTTGTTTTATTTACAAAAACTTTATGGTTGTTACCAATAACTTCTTGCTCCTTATTGTATCTGTTGAAAAAGTCTACAGCTTTTTGTTGATCAGGTGTTAACCTTTTATCTCTTGCTTTGACTTCTTCATAATATTTAGACTTTAAGCCGTCTAAGTGCTTTCTAGCGTCAGCAACTTGCTCTTTTAATGCTAGTTTTTTTCTTTTTATTTCTACCTCGTCCATAGATTCCTCATCATAAGAAAACTGGTCGTCCATTAGAAAATTTATTTCTTCTAAAGTTAAATGTGGCTTTGTTTTTCTATAATACTCTAACAAAGCATCTTGATCATCTAACTTGCTAATGTCTCTATTTAAAGCTACATAATCATTTAAATCACCACCTGTTTCTTCCATAAAATCTACAAGCTTTTGTATATTTTCAGGTAAAGGCTTACCAGTTTCTACAGCTTGCTCAACAGCTTCTTCTACTACTTCCTCAACTTTTTTAACCTCTTCGTTTGTTATCTCTTCAACAACAGGTGTTTCTTCTTTAACCTCTTCTTTAGGTTTTTCTTCTTTAACCTCTTCAACAGATTCAACTTTTTGTTTTTCTTCTGTTAAATCAATTTTAGCAGGTTCTTCTGTTTTGTTTTCAACAGGTTTTGTTAAATCAACCTTAACAGGTTCGTCGTTATTTTTAAACTTTTTAGCTCTAGGTTTTTTAACTTTAATTTTTTCAACCTTATTGTCTACAACAGGTTGTTCTTTTTGTGTAGTTTCTTCAACTACTTCTTTTTTTGTTTCTTCCATAATATAATATAATAATTAGTTACCAATTTGTGGATTAAATTTATCTAATCCCATTCCACCTCCGAGTATATCATTACCCGAAGACTCGAATTTTTTAGCTTCTCTTTGATCTTTACGATCTTCTTTCATCGTATCTGATTGCATTTTATCTTGTCTTTCGCTTTGTCGCAACTGTTGATTTAAGTCAAACTCAAACTGCATAAGTTCTTTTTTAAGATCAACTTCTTTTTGTAGGTGCATAAGTCTACTATTTGCCCTTGTTTGTTCTAGCTGAATATCAAGTTGAGATTTTTGTTCGTTTTTCTGCATCTCAGCTTGAGCAATAGCTTGTTGAGTTTGTGCTTGAGCTTGAGCTTGCGACTGTTGCATTTGTTGTTGCATTTTTTGATCAACTTGTTGTTTCTTTTTTCTTTTTATTTTTAATAACTGATTTGCTAGTTTAACATTTCTTATTTCTCTAATATCAATAGCATCGTCAAGTTCTATTAACTTTTGTGACAAGGCTGTTTGTATATTGTTTTCTAACATTTGTTTTTGCTCGTCATCTGGTTCTAACTCTAAAAATATACCAAAGTCATAAAGATATAACTCAGACATTTCTTCTAAAGTTGCCACGTTGTGAGCACCTAGAGTTTGAACAAAAGCGTTTTTAGTTTCTGAATATTCTAATATATCAGATATTCTAAGAGATAACCTTTCAGCTGTTTCAACTGTTAAAAACATTGAAGCATCTAATATATGTCTAGTAGCTACGTTTGAATTTGCTGCAGCTAGTTTTTGTACGCCAACTAAAGATCTTTCAGCTGGTACGCTAGCATCTCTAGCTTCATTTAAACCTGTCACGTCTCTTATCATTTGCAAGTAATAATTATAATTACCTATAAGAGCTGTCATCTTGTTACCAGCTCCTTGACCATTTGATATTTGTGTAATAGGCACTTTACCAGGGTTTGGATCACCATCAGCGTTTAAAGATCTACCAATAACACTACCTGTTTGAAAGAACATGTTTAAAGCTTCTTGCGGGTTGTAATTTGTTCCGTTACCTAGATCAACTTCTGCTAAACCATCTGCGTCTAAATAAACACCATCTGGAACCATTCGTGACATTACTTGTTGCAACTTTAAATGTGTAAGCTGTATCATATCAGCAAAGCTAGTTATACGGCTAACCAAGCTTTCTATTTTACCATTGTACATACGCGGCGCACATATAGCGTAGTTCATTTTAACTCTGTTAAAATCACTCTTATCTCTCATCATGTTTTCAGCCATGTTCCACTGTAGCAATTTGTCAGTTCCTAAAACTATAGCCCCTTCATAAACACACTCTACTTTTCTTATTAATCTAGAGTAATCCATAGCCATACCAGGAGGAGGGTTGAAACCATCGTCTTTTGGTATTAGCTTTTCTAAACCAACGGCTGTTTTCTTTAGCTTGTATACATCGTTTTTATAAGTCTTATAATTAAAATAAAGTATTTGTACTTTGTTTCTATCGTTAACCTCTTTGTAAGTATATCTACCGCTAGGTCTTTTAGCAGAGCTTTGTATATCTTTTAAATCTTGCTCTGTAAGATCTGGATATTGCCTAGCTAATTCATTTATAGGTATTGTTTTTATTTCACCTATGTAATATATGTCTTCAAAATAAGGCGAATCACAATAAGAGTAAACAACATTTGCTGGATCTACATATTCTGCAACAGCTCCTTCGCTGTAATTAAAATTAGTTTTAACACAACCTATACCTAAAACAGTTAAATCATATAAAACTCTTTTTTTTATATTATCATAATTACTACCTTTTAAAAGCGTTTCCAAAGCTTGTTCTTCAGCTATCTCAACAGCTTGCTTATAATTTAACTGCATGTGTAGTTCTAGCTCCTCTTTTGACTCAGGTATATCTTGTTTCTCGTTTTCGTTTAAGTTTAAATTAAACATAGTTTGCGCTTGGTTGTTAAACGCTTTGTTTTGCATATCTCTTTGCAAAGACTCCATATATTGAGTTCTTTTATCTACACCGTATTGATCTTGTGAATATGCTTTTATATGGAACATTCTATTGTCCATACCATTAACAACTATATCTACAAACTTAGGTATAATAGGAACAGGTTTCCAGTCTAAGTTTAAGTAGCTTAAGTCACCGTTTATAGATAACTCATCTTTATATTTTTGTATTGATTGTTCGCCTCTAGCATAAAGCCTAAGTCTATGAAAGTTGCTTTGAGTGTCTAAATACTTGTTACCATTATTACCACCAAACCATTCAGCTTCAATAGCTCTAGCAACTTTAAGCCCGTATTCAGGACTCATTTTTTCCATATCACTTACAGTTTGTGAAGGGAAATTTATATGTACTGACTCAGTCATATTTTAATTATTTATTATTTTAGATATATATCCATTATTGTTATATTTCGCTATATTAAGGTTTACTGGTGTTCTTTCTATTTTTACGTTAGGAGCGTATAAATGTCTGTTACACGCCA